TTTACTTCTACCTTTAGTCTTCTTCAGCCCACCTTTTAAGCTCTCTATAAGCCCTTCAGTACGCACGGAACATGTTAACCTTCCCTCGGTTAGCAATTGTTTTGTAAGCATTACACGGAGCCTTACAGACTCAGCGAACTTAGGGCACGGACTAAGCACAATCTCCCCACCTGTTACTCTTGAGACTATCATTGAGTCCCAAGTTCCAGCAGCAGATCTAAATCGGTCAACTGCACTTGCATCAGACCAGTGAATCCATTGAAATCTTTTTCCAGCTACCTCTTCCCATTCACGCATCATTTCCTGAAATGATATTGTAAAGTCCTCGATTGTTACTTCCCCGTCAATAATGACTAATTCATCTAGCACGTTAAATACTGGACCAGAGGTTGTAAGAACTTTTTCCATAATAACCGCTGCGTGGTTCTTATCTCCCAAGTCCCAACCAGTATAGAGAACATCTGTGTTTTCATCTGGAAGTAATACATCCCAATCTTCAAATTTACCTTCGTTATTTCCACCTACATGACGAGATGCAAACACACCAGTAAAGAAACTATCTTTGGATGTTTCTACCCACTTACCATCAACGTAAGAGGCATACAAATCTGGGTCGTGTGCAAAGGTGGCTTTTAAATCCTCAAACTCCCTTGGGTCTAGGAATGTATTGTCCGCAACTTTTGTCTCTATCAGTGTTAAATTCTTTTGGTAATCAGGATTTGGGTGGTCATCTCGCTGTGCTTCTTCGTACCATATTTTATATGCCCAAAAATCCTGACCTTCTTCCTCGCAAGGGTTGGTATCTGCTATCCACATATGAGAATCATAAGGTACACCAGGCATACGAAGCTGACCCTTTGGAAAACGGAATACATAATCTTCTTTAAAGTTTGTAAGCTCGGATACAAATATGCAGGAAAACACTGTTCCTTTAACTTTTTGGGCTATTTCGTCCTCTATTTTAAGAGAATGTAGCTGAAATTCAGAGTCTCCCCCATGCATATTACTAATCCTAAAATGCTCCATTCGGGTGGCTCCATCCATCTTCATAGGGGTTACAAGCTCGCACCCTTCAAGTTGTTCAGTCCATTCGGGTACAATCTTTTGATACAGCAAATCCCAGACACCAACCTTTGCATTTTTAAGCGTGTTAGTGAACACACCTATACGAGCAGATGGGGTTTCCCATGCGTGTCGCATAAGTCGCTGAAGTACTCCCCATGTTTTTGCTGAATAACGAGGGCCAGATACTAATACATATCGACCATAGCAGTTAAATATTTCGTACTGCTTAGGACTAAGTCGTGGCATCCATACACCACCATCATCTTCGCTCATTGCTCCGCGATATTAGTGTCGCGGTAATTGCATTCCAAGCTATCAAATTGCTGGACAATAAATATTAAACTAGCATAGTCGTTTCAGGGTGTACTGTTAGCAGCAGTACATAATAATTTTATGATCACGGTATCAATAGATTTAACGAAAGAAGGCTATGAAGAGTTTGCTGATTTAATGTCTTCATACGCAGTTAATGATTCTGTTGTTCTGGAAAATGTGTCAGGCAGTATTTCTTCTATTAGTCCAGAAGGTGTCGAAATAAAAGTCGATACAGTGGATATTGAAGACTACATGTTCGAAGTTCCAGAAACAGACGAGACGGATGAGCCTGAAGCGTTAGCTTAATGCGAGAAGCAATAGAGGATAACCTCAAGGTATTAGTTAATAAGGATAAACAAGGGAGATATTCCTTTTCTATCCACATAAAGAAACTAAAGCCTGAGTTCGATCTGGAGAAGGGAACTGTTGTATTTGGCCAATATAAAGGCGCAACAGGAAAACTTGAAGAAGGGGTTCCTGTTAAAATGTTTTTAAAACTTTACGGACAAAGTTCACTAAAGGAGAGATACAATAGATTAAAAAAGGCAGTCGATGAGGCTGAGAATAAAGGAAAGCCAGTATTAATATGATAGATTTAGATATTTTAAAGGATCGCGGATACTCACAAGAGAAGATGAGGTCTGTGTTTACCGCAGAGAATAAGCCAGAAAAGATTGAAAAGTTGATTGGTAGAATGCGTAATCGCATTCAGGAAGGGGTAAGCAGAAGTCTTCGTGATCATAAATTATATTATGCTTTAGATCTCGCTTGGAATGCACCACTTAGACAAATCTCTCCTACATTACTTCATAGTCTTGTTTCTAAAAAAGGTGATGATAAGTCGGTAGCAGAAGCTTTAGATAGTTGGGGTGTTTCACATTTGATTGAGGATCATGTATCTGCAAAAGGTGAGACTACTCAAGCGTTAAACCTTCCAAGGTTCTATCAGATATTTGTTCCATTGGTTAAGGCTTATGTTACAATTAGATGGGCTCGTATATTTAACGATAGAAATTTAGTTCCTTTGTTTAAGTATGAACCTCACAAGAGCACTCAGCAAAATAGAGTTAAAGGGGAGATCGTAACTGATCGGGTTCAAATTATTTCACAACAGTACGACTATTCCAGCGTTCTTTCTCAAAGTATATTTCAGATGCTTCACTACGGTTATTGTTTACAGTTTCCAAAAGAATCTTGGCACAGTGAAAAACAAACAGTTAGAGATGAAGATGGTGGAGAAAAAGAAATATATACAAAGGAAGGTATTAGATATCACACTCCTCACCCAGCTAGAACTTTTTGGGATATAGCACATAGACCTTCTAGTTTTAATTCTGATACTGGCTGTAAATTTAGTGGCTATTGGGCTATACAGAGATATGGAGATGTGGCAAATAACAAGATGTATTATAACACTGATAAGGTTGCTGCTGGAAGTATTGACTGGCTTACTAGCAATGCCAACTTTGGGTTGTATGTAAACTCAGGTTATTCAGGTACTGTTAAGTTTTTGCAAAAAGAGTCTGGAGCTTTGTTGCTAGACAGGGAGAAGGACGTTCAATTCTACACTTCAGAACATGATGACTACTCTGTTTTAGTTACAGAATACTTTGAAAAACTTAACCCTAAGAAAATGGGGTTATTTGATTACGATCATGATGTTTGGTTCCGATTTTGTGTGGCTCAAGATGATACAGTTATTTATGCAGAGCCACTTCCATATTGCCCAGTAGTTTATTATGGGTACGACAGTAATGAGTTGCAGACAGTTAATCCTTCATTGTCATTGGAGATTCTACCTTTTCAAGATCATGTTGGTAACTTACTCACTCAATATCTTTTAAGCATAAAACAGAACCTGACTAACATGACCTTTGTTGATGAGGATCAGGTTGGAGGTGATACAGTTGAAGATATCAATGATGCTGGCCAGAACATGTACAGTACATTGAACTTTGTTGGCTATTCGTCTCGTAAAGCAAGGGTTGGACAACACGACCCAGAGAAAGCATTTACATCATTTAAATTTCCACAACAAAATACAACGGAGGTTATTAATGGAGTCAGAAGCATCTTGGATATACTTGAGCGTGTTCTTGTTCTATCTGCTCAGGAGGTGGGAGCAGCGGCTTCCCACGAGCAAACTGCTGAAGAAGTAAGAAGCATAGCTAGTTACACAAGTAATAGATTACAATTTACAAGTTCATCAGTAGACAGGGCAGTCTATGCATGGAAGAACCAAATATATAATGGTCTAATGGCATATGGTGAACCTGAGTTCTATGCTCAGTTACAGACTCCTGTTACCAGAGAGAGACTAGAGAGGCTTGGTTTCACAGTTGAAGATGCTGACGAAGGCATTACATCTAAACCAGTTGTTGCCGTGAAAGATAAGACAGCTATTTCTTTGGAATCCTTTTCGTCAGTTCGTGACGGAATGGATCGAATTAATAATCCAGCCAGTGCAAACGTCATGGCTCAGTTATTTGGTGCGGCAATGGGTAATCCTTTGGTTGCTCAAGTGATTGGACCAGAACAGGCCGTTGGATTGCTTAATCAAATATTTGAACTGTCAGGTGTTCCGAGAGACTTCAGGTTGAAGATGGCTAAGTCTGTAGAGGAGTTGCAGGCAGCACAAGAACAACAAGGAGAAGGAGCGGGACAGAATGTTGCTGCTATCCAAGAACAAATGATGGGGCAGCTTCAAGAGGCAGCACAGGTAATTCAACAACAAGTTGCAGAACAGTTAGCACAGAATAGTGAAGCTGTAAGGCAACAAGTTCTAACGGATGTCAACGGGGTAACACAACAGTTAGCTGGTCAGGCAGATGCTAATGCAAATCAGTTACTAAGGCAGGCTCAAGTTATAGAGCAAATAGCAGCACAAGTAGGTGGTCAGAATTTATCTCCAGAACCACCACCTCCAACTGCACTTGATTCAGTTTGATTAACTACACAAAAAACACAACAACTGATCGAGAGGTTGCTGATGTGAAACAGTGGCTTCAATCACCGCAATCAAAACTGTTTAGGAAGTACGTCCTGAACGAAATCGCATACAATCAAGCTATGGCTGGAAAAGAGGCCAGCCTTAATCATCTATCAGATAGAGCGTGGGAAGTTAATGACCACGTTAAAAAAGCGGCAGAGTTAATATCATTTATAAAGATTTTGGGTGAGTACTCTCAACCAGAAAAAGAACTCTATAAATTACAATTGGAAATAGATACAAACATAGACACTTATGCCTGAATTACCACCAAAACCAATACTGGAACTCGGTCAAGGAATCGAAGTTGAGGGATCAATGGAAACTGACAAAACTGCATCAGGTGCAGATAGAAACGATCCTAATGTTAAGCATTTGGATTTTGTTTCTCCAGATACAATTGAACATACTGGGGAAACCAATGATCAATTAAAAACAGAAGATCCTGAAAAAGAAACTGAACAAGAGCCTAAAGAGGAGGTTGAAAACAATCTTCTTGAATTAAGGAAAATGATGGGGATGGAAACCAAAGCGGAAAGAGAAAACCCACCCACCGAAACAGAAGAGGTCGAAGAAGAATCGCCTGAAGAAGATCAAGAGGAAGAGACAGAAGAACCTGTTGCGGAAGAGAAGCCAAAGAAAAGGTTAAAGAAAAAAGAACCAGCACCTTCTTATGAGGATATGGCTAAGCTTGCTGGTCAGGCAGCAGCAGAAGCCCTTAAGCAAAATGAATCAAATAACAAGGTTGAACAAACTCCGACTAATGATTCAATTGATTTAGATGAAGAAGATCAAGGAACATACGAGATCTTTAATCAGATGGAAAAGTCTAACCCTGATAAGTACAAAGGCATTAGTAAAAAGTTTGCTGACTTTGTTGATTCATCTAAGCAGTACCAGCAGGATTGGATGGCTAAAAATCCTGATGAAGATTTTGACCCAGAATCGGAGGAACACGCAGCTTTTTATGAAAGATATGAGCCTAAGTACACACAGAAAGATTTTAAGAAAGCTGAAAAAAGAGTGGATATGGCTGATGTTCTTGGTGAGGTAGAACAAAAGTATCAGAATAAGATAGAGGAATTAGAAGATAAACTTTCTCGAAGAACTGAGTCACAGCCTAAAGCAAGAGAAACTGCTGAGACTGCTATTAAAGAAATGGTTGCTCAAGTTTCTCCAGAGATGGAGAAGGTTATAGATGAGAAAGGTTTGGAAGAAGCAGAGAAAACTGATCCTCTTGTATTTGATAAGATATCACAGGCAGCAGAGACTATTAGTACAATGGTGTATGAGATAGAACAGAACAAGAGTCGAAGCGGAACATTCACTCCAAATTCAAGAAACGAAACACATAAGTATGTTTCTGATTTTATAAAGGGCAGGGAGCAGTATGTTAAGAGTTTGCCTGCTTCTAGTCAGACATGGAATGGCAAGTCATTTGCCACTAACTCAGAGTTCAATCGAATGTCTAATGCAGATAAAGAAAGGCACTGGACTATAGATTCTACGCTACTCAAAAACGAATTGGTTAAAGAAATATCTCAGACTGTTAACGCTGATATAGAGCAATCAAGAAAGATGCTTGAAAGATATGGAGTTCCTAGTGCGGGGAAAACCTCGCAGACCAAACAAACTAAAAAGTCTAAAACAGTCAATAAACCTGCGTCTCCAGAGTCTGCCGTTCAAGAGGCTAATTCCCCGAATTTGACCACTGGCACAGAAGAGATTTCCTCACAAGAAAAAGAATTAGCGAATTTATTGTGGGGTTAATAAAATCTTCCCACCTTTAAGGAGGATTATATTATGCCATCACAATCACAATTGTTTGGGGATCAAGGGGATCGTTGCAAGGTCGCCGTCTCAAACAACTACGACTCATGTGGAACGATCACTCGTTCCAACATTGCATACGCTACTCCAAATGGGCTGCTAAGTATTTTTAAATCTGGCAGTGGATCAGATGATCATTATCGGGACATGCAGTCCTTGATGACCACTAATATGGAGTTAAAGGCCTGCGGAACCAAGACATACGGTCTATATGACTGGCTCATGTCCTCTGCCCGTCCCGTGGGATCGTTGATCAACCAGAAAAAAATTCAAGGTACTGACTCCATTATGGAGCCGTTTATCTTGGCTTCTCAAAAGAGCATCATCAATGATGACTTTTGGGCTGTTGTAAAAGGTTGGACTAATGCTGAGTACAAATCAGCCAACGCCGATCAGGCAGTATTTCCATTAAGTGACACTCGTGTTGATGCTGCTGTTACTTATGGTATCGGAAATGCTGCTGGTAGTAGTACTGCTGCAACTAGAGTTCTTCGCCTTGTTAACCGATATGGTTTAGACGGAGCAGCTAACTGGTTTGTTAAAGGAGGAACAATTCACACGTTTGGTCGTAAAGCTTCAGGTGAAGCTACTAGAACTCAGTGGGTTATTGTTGACTCTGAAGCAACACCAACAGGCACATACACAGATGTTGCTGTTTCATCAATGACTGGTGGGGCTGCTACTGATGGTAATGTTGATGCCACGATTAGTTCTGGTGTTGCTGTTATTGGAGCTAACAATGTTAGTGATTACGAAAGCTGGTGTGAAAATCGCCCTGCTTTGAATCCTAACAAGGTAGTTCCATTCTGGACTCAGACCTCTCGCTACACTCTTTGTGTGGATGAGTTCTACAAAGAATGGTTTGCTAAGCTTACAGCTAACAACCCTTACTTTGCTAAGTTTGGAGATGTTACTATTGCTGAGCGTAACCGCCAGCTTGGTGGAATGTGGCAGAAAGAATGGATGAACTCCTTCTTCTGGGGTAAGCGTATTGGAGCAAACCAAACTCTTGCCAACTGGACTAGCCTCGGCCCTCAGTATGCACATTACAGTCCTAATCTTGGCGGGGTTTCCACTACTGATGGAAAAACTACTGGTACACTTGTTAGTCGCAAGGCTAACGCTATTGGTGTATACGAGCAGTTGTTTGCCTGCGGTAGGGTTAAGGACTTGAAAGGTCAGAAGCTTAACTTGGCTGAGTTGTTTAACGAAATCTATTTGATTTATCGTACTCGTTCTAACAGTGGTCGACCTTCTGATAACATTGATGTCTACACAGACAGCAAGACAGCTAGTTTGATACAGCGAGCTATGGTTAAATACTATGGTGCTGCTACTAGCACAGGTTCAAATAGTGCCATATCTTTTGACTACCAAGTTAAAGACGGCAAGATCGACAAGCTCGGTTTCCGTGTACGCAGTTACGAGTTGTTATATCCTCAAGGTGTAACTCTTAACATTATCACCGATCATTACTTCGATGATTTTGCAACTGCTGCAAATTTTGAGCAAACTGCTACTACAGCGGGACAAGCTGGCCAGAGCGCAGATGCTGCTAACAACCACATCAACACAACGGGTCGTTTCTTAATGATTCTTGATCTTGGTGGAGGTATTTATCCAGGTATTGTTGATTCAAATCGTAAAGTACACACAGTTGGTGCACTTGAAGATTTGGCTAAGGTCGACAGTGGATATGGATGTGTGATGCGATCACCAACCAAGGAAGTTACACTTAACAGTGTTACTTGGACTGCAATCGTTGAGTGTCCTGACGATAACCTTATCGTTGAGAACTTCACGGCTGAAGAACCAACAGTTGTTGAGAGTACTGCGGTTTACCAGATTGAAGGCGGAGATAATCAAAATGCATCTACGACTGACCTCTTGGATGACTCCGACTTGGACGACTAATATTTAACAGTAAATATTAATTACTGCCAAAGGTGGCAGGTGGGCCTACGACTGCTTGCCTGTCACCTTTTTTCATAATAAATTAACAGGGCATGAATAATAGGTATTACAAGCAGGCTGATCCGACAACACCGCTATATTTAAGCAACGGTCAAAAATTAATTTTCCCTCATGTAGATTACGAATATGGATACTTATCTACTAAGGATAAATTTCTGATAGAAGAATTAAATACAGCAATAAACAAAGGTATTGGAGGGATTTCTGTTTCTACCAAGGATGAATATAATGAATATCTAAAAAAAAAATCCTTGGGAATAGCCCCTCAAAGAAGATGGAGGGACGAAATAAAAGCGGAGACAGCATTAGATCCCAGCCAATCCCCGTACAAAAACCATGCCCCAGTTGCCGAGGAGGTAGAGTCTGGTAAAGAAGTAAAAGCTGAAAAGCCAGCTCCTAAAAAAAGAGTAGGAAAATTTAAGAAAAAATCTAAATGACTTTTGCCACTTTAAAATCGAATGTTCGTTCTCAGGTTTTCCCGTATGGGGTGCCTGAGAATCTTAGCACTGTAATTAACAATTATATTGTTGAAGCTTTAGTGCACCTTCAAAGGTACGTCCCGTGTAACCAGCAGTTTAATGTTACCAATACAGATGTTCTGTCAGGTAGTACTGCTAACTTTGAGGAGTATATTCGGACTTCGGTTACTGCTGCTCCTGATGGGGTTATCAATCGCTTGTACACAGTAGATAGTGATTCAGATAATACCAACTCATCTAGCAAATTTGATGAGCGTCACTACAAGCAAAAGAGTTTCCAAGATATAACTGAGTGGATAAGGAACGAAGAAGCAACTAATCATTTAACAGTAGACACAACTAAAGCTGCATCTGCTTCTTCTACTGATCCCAAGAATGTTCAAGCTGGAGCCCAAACTTCTGCTGATAAAGAAGAGAGAGCATTTACGGGTATATGGGCCAAGTACAGAGGAAAGCTCTACATCGCACCAAGGTTAATTGATTCAGAATCCTTGGTTATCGAGTGGACAGGATTCAAGAAGACATGGGCAGATAACGATGTAGTTGATGGTGATGATCCAGAAGTTCAAAGAGCAGTCAGGCTTTATGTAACTAAAGAACATGCCAGAGATTGGGATCACGATACCGAAACTTACCAGATGGCTACAGCCGAGTTTAACGACACTGTTAGCGGAATGATCTGGGAGTGCAATCAAAAGGAAGTAAGAGGAAAACAAATTTACCCTGATCAAGGTAAACCATTTTAAGGAAATAAAATAATATGAGTTCAAGTGGATACACACCAGACTTAGGAGGAGGGCCGCAGCCTAGCAATTTAGTGCAGGATAAAACGGCAGGAATAAAATCAGGAGCTACAATAAATGCTAATGCAGGACGTAAATCCATAACCATTCAAAACCAAGGAACGAATGTTCTATTTGTTAAGATGGGTTTAGGAGCAAGTACAGCTGCTACTGAATCCGCTAACGGAACTGCGTCTTTCCATTACACTGTTAAAGCCGCAGGTGGGAATGATGACGGCACAGGCGGAACGCTTAAATTAGATACTTACACTGGTATTATTACTATTGCAGGTACTAGCCCAAGATATTCATACGCAGAGTTCGTATAAGGAAACAGGCATATGGCAGCAGAAATAACAGGGTCAGGAGACTCAAGCACAAGCTCTGGGTATGTGCTTGATCTAACATGGAGCAACAGCAGTGGTGGTGGCGTGACTTACAGTCATGACTCAACATCTGGTGGTGCACACGACACGGTTGAAATTACTCACGGTCTAGGCACGCGAAATGTAATTGTCGATGTCATTGATCTACAATCAAGTTCGTCAGATAACCTTAATGATCGTGCATATGACGGGGTTGATATTGGCCATACTCAGCATGTTGTTGTTAATAGAAACGGAGACAATACTGTTAAGTTATTTTTCAACGGAGCAAGGACAACAGGTTGGCAGTATAAAATCCTAGTACAAAAAGTTGGATAATGTCTGTTCGTACTAAAATACAGCATGAGACTAAAAGAGAAGGTCCACCCCGCAACTTAGGTCGTGGTGAGATCGCTTTCAATGAGGTCGATGGATTGTTGTATATTGGTGCGGGTGGAGAGAACAGAGGTCAGGCTAGGCATAAGATTGCTATAGCTGGAATGAGTTTGGAAGAATCTCAAACCTTGACCGCTGATGAAATTAAAAAACTTCTAAGGATTGAGGGTGATGCAGTTGGAACTGAAAACCATCAAGACATACATAACAAGACACTTAACGGAGGATTTTTCTAATGGCAAATATACTTAAAATTAAACGCAGTGACAATGCTAACGGTAATGCACCAACTGCGTTGGCAAGAGGGGAGTTAGCTTATCATGAAGTTACCGATATACTTTACATAGGATCAGGAACAGAGACCAATGGTGAAGCAGCTAACCAACCAGTAGTAGCTGGGCCTTTAAATGTAATGCCTCTTCCTACTGCAAACGTAAGTTTAAACAGTAAGAAGATTACTAACCTTGCTACTCCTACAACCGCTAACGATGCGGTAACGAAAGCTTATTGTGACGCAACTCAAACAGGTCTTGATGTTAAAGGTTCAGTTAGGGTTGCAACAACAGCAGACTTAGGTGGTAGTTGGCCAAATCTAGGTGGCTCTGTATCTATTGATGGTGTTACTTTATCCACTGGCGATAGAGTCTTAGTAAAGGATCAAAGCACAGCTAGTGAAAACGGTATTTACAGATACGAACAAAGTGGTAGTGCAGATGATTTTATAAGGGCCACCGATGCTGACAACTCTCCTGCTGGGGAGGTTACATCTGGAATGTTCACGTTTGTTGAGGAGGGTAGCACTAATGCAAATTCTGGGTTTGTTCTCTCAACAACTGGTTCAATAACATTAGGTTCAACAAGTTTAGCATTCTCTCAGTTCTCTGGAGCAGGGCAGATTACTGCTGGTGACGGCATACAAAAAAGTGGAAACACATTATCCGTAATGCTTGTTCCTTCTGGTGGGTTAGACTTTGCTACTCATGCAGGGAAGGAAAAAATCACTGTTAATTATAGTGACGCTAACGCTTTAGGAACCCTTCCAATAACAAAAGGTGGTACTGGTGCTACACAAGTTAGTGGGGCTAGAACTGCTCTTGGATTGGAGATAGGAAATCATGTTCAAGCCTATGATGCTGACTTAAATACTATTGCTGGATTTACTCATA